GTGCAGTTTAAGAGCTCTGCCGAGCCCCAGCCGGGGTTACCCCCGGCCGGACCGGATGAATAGGCCCCCACTTTCGTGGTTCATCCGGTTGTTTGGCCATTGCCCTGGAGTCACGTTTGGTTCCGGGTCAAAGCAGGCGGGTGGTGTCCCCACACCACGGTGGCTCCTTTGTTGCCGCCACCTAGCCTATCTGCTCCTCCCCTCCCCTGCACGTGTTTAACTTAATTTTGTGGCTGCGAAGCCTTTCCTCTCGCGTTCGTTAGGCTATCATCTGAGCAGCTGTCCTAATGTACGGTACGGCGGCGGCGGCAACTGGAAGCACCGCGCGAGCCACTTTGCGGAGCGTGTTCCACCACCCAGGTTTCTTCTCATGCAAATATGCGACGACATCTGTCGCAGTAAATGCAGAGAAGTTGGGCTGTGAAGTGGGAATCGTAATGGAAGTGTCAACGGACGGTTGCCACTCCACGACAAAAGTAGTGGTGAACTGCACTGTGGCCGTAAGAGACGTGCCCTTAACCACGATGACGACTGCGTGGTTGTCAGGGTCGAATACGTAGGCGCCGGCGCCGGTCGCAGCTGGGCTATACCCAATGGTGTCCTTATCGCTGGGGTACCACTTGACGTCGTAGTCCTCAAGTCCGAGTCTGTTGTTCTCGCCGAGCATCAAAGCAATGGCATTGGGGGTAAGCCCAGGGCCAGTGCCGGTTGCAGAAAGAAACAGGTCGGCATAAGGGATGACCGAAGCATACACTTCACCAGCCGCCTGCTGGACAGGGGCGGTGGTGGAAACCGTTACACACCCAGCGAGCGGCTTGAACCCACGGGCATTGAGATTGAGGTAAGAAGCGCCGGGTCCGTTAGGTGCAGACGAGGAGGCAGGGACATATGCCGCTCCGGAGCCATACGGGGCTGCATAGTAGTAATTAAACTTGGGGAGCCAGATGTAGATGTAAGAGTCGAGCCCAGTCGGGTTGGCAATGAAGTCAACCTTCTTAAAGCGCTGACAAATGCCCTTCTGGCCCTGGCCGGGAGGGCATACAATATCAGCACGGCAAGGGTCAGAGAGCAAATTAGCGTAGCCTCGGAAGGCAGGGTCTCGAGCCACGAGGGCATCGAGTCCCGACCGCAACGAGACCGTCTTCTTCGCCCGCACCTTACCCTTACCCTTGGCCGGTGTCTTGACGTTGCGACGCATGGTAACGCAGAGGCAAAATTAAATGAGAGAAGTTAAATTAGATAGGAATAAAGCCTGGTGCATACGGGGGGTGCCGAATGCATGGGGTGGATGGGATCTCAATCATGCGACCTCTGAGGTCCGCCTCGAGGCAAGCCTGAACCGATGGCAATATGCCAAAGGCCTTGAAGAAGGATACTCGGGTCTGGTCAGTGACTGAGACACCCTCTCGCCGTAGCCCACGAGCCAGCATGGCCATCCCCGTCTCAGACACAGAGACGGGAACGTGCCCAGCGAGCCCGACTCGCTTAAATGCGGCATAATACTCACACAGGATGGGAATGCCGGATGCAAGCTGTGAGCCACAGTCACCCACGGCGTATAGCCACTTTCGGGCTGCTGCACCATGACTGTAATCAGGGTTGGTGCAGACCGCGTCCTTGGACATGCAGATGCGCGGGTCGCGCACCATGATCCACCCGTCCTCCGCCAGGACTGGGTGGGTCTGGCAGAACTCGATCTCCTCAAACGTGCTGACGGGCGCCTCAGCCTTCATGGTGAACCCGTAAGTGGTGAACCACGCCACGAGGCCATCGGTTATACGCGCAAGGTCCCGGCGCTCACACACGAGGACACAGTCGTCCCCATTGTTGGCCAGCCTCACGCGCACACCGCGCTCCTTGGCATAGCGCCACACCAGGGCGCACATGATGAGACAATTCCCGAGAGCAGTGTTCATGTCGCCGCTCATTCGGCTACCCAGAACGTTGTACTTGATGAAGCAGTCATCCAGGCGCATAGTGCACCTGTTTTGAATCTGCCCAGCCAGCAACCACGCCAGGCGCCTTCGATCGTCGCCATGATACATGCTCAAATACACGGAGTGCTCCCACTGCAGCATCTCGGGCCTGACGTGCTGATCGAAGCGGGAAGCGTCAAGGCCGATTGCAACAGGGTGGTCGAACTCGTTCCACATGGTCCAAAGGTTGCTAGCAACGTCCTGTGCGTTGTAGCCCTTCATCACCGTAGGCCCACCGTAAATATCGGCAATGGCTTTATAGATATCGTGCTCCTTGTGTCTGAGGAACACGCCGACCTCTACATTAAATCGAGGCCTCCTGGGCTGGATGCACCTCGATGCGGGATCAGGCTTGGTCGTTCCGTTGATTTTCTCAGCCTTCACGAATGCCCCGTCCACCCCACGCTCACCAGCCGCCAGCGGCTGATTGGCCAAGCTCTCCGCTGCTCTCGCGTACACGTCACGTCGCCGGCCCGTATAAAACCCGAGGAACTGGTCCCGAGTCATTGGGCGGGCACCTCCGAGAGATGCACTCAATTGCAGGGAAAACTCGCGAAGGGTGTCCATAGGCTTCGCTACGCACGCTGGTGGGGCCCTGAGCTCGCCCCCCTCACACGGTGTGAGGTACACTCTCTCAACCAGCGCGCGGATCCCGTTGATGCCGCTGTTGTTGTGGACGAAGAACTGAGCTCCTCCACATAGTCCAGGCGTGCGGACGTACCGCCTGACTTTATACCGCCCGCCCCACCGCACGGTCGCGCCCTGCTTCACAAGTTCGACCTCGCGGTCTACTTTTGTGTCGACGCCGTGCTCTAGGACAGGGCCCCCCTAGCCTGCGCCACCGCCGCAGGCTCCTCTTAAGATGTTGGTGAGAGTGGCGCCGTTAATGGCATTGGCGAAGAGGTCGGAGTCTGTGGGGATTGTGCATAGCACCTTTATTGCGGGCAAGTACTTGCGTATGTCCGCATTCCTCACGTTGGCCTCCCTCATTCTGCGTGCCAAGAAGAACCCGAGCGCGCTCATCTCGGCTGGCGTGTTCTCACACCTCTTGCCGAAGTGAGCGTATGCCTCATCCGCCCACCGTCGCATGAATTTGGTGGGCCGGAAGGCCGGGTGCTCCGGTGCCAGCGGCCAAGTCTGGCCGTTGACCACTGCCGCGTCCTGCAGGTCGGTCAAGTTGCCAACGAGGCTCTCAATCACGCCCTTGTGCTCGTTGAGCTCTTTGCAGGCGTGAGAGTACCCCGTGGCTCCTGCGACCACAACAGCAGTCGTCGCGCTCGCCGCAGCGATGCAAGC